CAAGATTTCTGTAATAATTCTACTCATTAAAACTCCTCAATTTCATCTAGTAATAATCGACATCTATTCGCAATCAAATAATTCATGATGCTCATTTTATCGCCCTTTGGTTTACTACTTAGGTATTCATCAAGAATTGTTTTTTGAATAGCATCAGGAATACTCTCAAACTGCACCAGAATTTCATTTCGTTTCCAGTTGCGTTTCTCTTCATCATTGCGACAAGCATCATATCCCTTCTCAAAAAACTCAGCAAGTCTTTTCGCAGATACTGGTGTTTGTCTATCACCAACAGCAAAACAATTATCTTTACTCAATATATTTGGAATGCCATCGCCAGAATCACCCTTGACAATATGCTCGACTAAATTTGTATGAAGATCACTCTGCTTGGCTGTAATCATTTTACGCAACAGTGGGCTGTACTGTTTCACATTAGTATACTTGTGTAACTGTTTAAAGTCTTTGTCACTAGAAACAATCATTACATTTTCATTGAACCCAAACTCTTGTGTTTGTTTAGCCAATACTGCAATAATATCATCTGCTTCACACTGGTCGATGTGTAGAATTTTGTAAGGAAAGTGTTCCTTCATCTCATCGCGAATGACACCCAGTGTGTCAAAAATCATATGCCAATCTAAGTCAGATGCTTCTCTGGCTTTCTTACGACCAGACTTGTAGTATTCAAAATATTGACGACGCCAATAGTTGCGACCATCACAACAAATAACTATGTCGCCATAGTCTTTACCATACTTTTTCTTGTAGGATTTTATTGTTGATAGAGTCGCATGGCGAATCAAATCAGTTGTCTGTTTGGCATCACCAGACATCAATTCTTTCTTGAAGGAAAGAATATTTGCCAGTGATACTTGTGAGTAGTCAATTAATATCATATTAAAATACTTTCAAGAGGATACATTCCTCATTAACACGACCATTGACAGTTGCTTCTTTAGTTGTCAATGCTTTGTATGCTGCATTCAATGGACGCTTACCCATGGCTTGATAATCTTTAATCAACTCTGGCTTACGCAGAGTACGACCACCTGAGATTGCGGGATCATATCCAATGATAGTTGTTCCCTTCACGGACAAACCCTTGCTTCCTGGATCCGCACGATATACCTGCAGTTTCTTGTACTTGGTATTAAATACCCAGAGTTCAAAGCTGTTGACAATTGTCGAAGCAATTATAGACTTGATTCCGTAGTCGGTATCTTCTTTCTTAAACTTCATTTTAGAAACTAATACACCTGCTGGTTTCTCTTTACGCTGGCGAGGAGCACGAGTTGCTTTGGCTACCTGAACCTGCATTCCACACGCATCGCGAATAGATTGGTATAGTGCCAATAGTTTTTTAATTTTTGTTTTCTTAAGATGCGAGTAACCCTCAACAAGTTGCTCATCATTACCCTCTAGAACTTCTTCTAGTTCTGCGATTGTCTTGTCAAATTTTGGAGCAATCAACTTAGCAATCGGTCCACTAATTTGGTGTGCTTTGAGAACCTGAGCTGCATCGAATACTTTATCCTCAAGAATAAAGTCATCAATCATACCCTCAAACTCACCTGCGAACTCGCTGGCTTTGTCTGCCATTCTGTCTTGAATAGAAATAACATTCGTGGCAGGTTTGTCCTCCGCCTGAACAACAGGTTTGGGAATAGCATTACGCAATTCTTCAATCTTGTTTTTCAAAAACTGTTCTTCCTTTGGTCCAAGCACAGAACCATCAGCGATAACTTTAGCAAGAATACCAGCATGACGAAATAAATTTTCATCAAGTTTGTTTAGTTGAACTGCCAACTTCTTGTCGACATGGCTCAACAACCATTTTTTCTTGTCTTTATCATCGTGATGATAGTTGTAATAATTTAAAGTAATCAAGAGATCTCTCGTATAACGATCTGACTCTGGATTCAATGTAGGGACATCGCCCTTCATCAATTTTTCGTTTTTTGCTGCTTGTAACTTTCGTTTAGCTGTTGTAGCCATAGGTATAAACCTCCATATTAAGTATTAATTATACCCTATTTACGAATTAATGTCAAGCATTATTTTTTGAAGGTTGCACCAAGGGTTCCACCGACTACACCAGATAGCACAACAGTTGCCATCCATGTATCCAGAGTCACTGGGATTGCAAGAACTGGAAATAGTGTATTTAATGACCAAATAGTTGCGAATGGTATTATGATTATGAAACCAATAATAATTGCGATGGCGATAATATATTTACCCATTAAGGTTTTTCCTGAACGATTGTTTCATACAACTCCTCGAACTCTTCATGCTCGGCAACTTCTTGGTTGTAGTTTTGTTTATGATATACTTTTGCCATACGATTCAATGTTTTTACAGGTAAATTGAATTGTTTAGACATGTCTTTGATAGTTTCACGAACTAGATCACGCTCTGCTTCCATTCGTGTCATCGATCCACTAATTTCCGCCAACATCTTTTTAATCTTGTCGCGATCGGCTGGGCTTGATATTTGACTCATGCTACATTCCATTCAATATGTTTAATAGAACTTGTGTTGAAAGATCTCCACTCTTGCTTTTCTATATCAAATGCAGCAACTGCATCACCAGCTGGTTGTGAACCAGTTCCCTTTGGCAGTTTGTCAGCTGGAATCATATCATTCTTTTTAGTGCAAACCATGCGTCGCTCAGTGCCATCTTTCTTTGTAAAAGTAACAGCAACTGTTGACTCTGACAAATACTCACGCATCCACTCTGCAAACTCAGGTGTATTGACAATAGTATCTGGGTCAACACCAGACGCTCGTGCTAAAGAAATAAAATCAATACTGCTATCACTCGTTACCATAACTATCTCCGATCATGTTGAAAAACTTACAAAATTGTTTAAAATGTTCTGTGTCTAAATTAAATTGAATATCTGAATAAACCTGTTTATCTTTAAACTCTGGATTAATATTCCTTCGCTTAAATGTGATAGTGTGAGTGTCGTATTTCTGTTCATGTTCGTGTTCAATTCGAACTTGATAACCATCAGTGAAATCGATCTCAGTATACTCTACAACATTACGATTGAGCATCATAGGGAATCACCTTTACTTTAATAAATCCACCCTCACCATTTTCAACCTCTTCGGCTGAAACTAAAATTGGGGATGTGTTGTCGAATTTCGACCATTTAGATTTCAGCACATATCCTTCTATAAATTCTCGATTTACAGTAATGGATAACTGATCTGATACACTTGTTTTAGATTGTAACAAAGCTGGCACCTTTCTATTGTAGTTCATTGTTAGTAAAATCCTGTGTGAGTTTTAAAGAATTGTTTAATGATTTTGCTGCTACTCGCAATCCGTATTCCATCTCACGCTTTTGTTGTTTCAATAACTGAATCTCTTTTAAGTTTGTTTGATAACTTGTATACAAATCTTCAGTATCTTTCTTAAGTTTCTCAACCCAAGTAGTAACTTTAATAATAGTCACCCAAGTACCATCAGCAAGTTTAGTGTGACCATCACGAATACGAAATTCATCAGTCCACTTCTCGCCTGTTTTATAAGATGGCATTGGTTCAAACAAAAACAATTCTTGTTCTAATAGTTTGTTTATGAGAAGATCGAAATCTTTTGCAACCATATCTTTACCGTAAAACATTATTCATTCTCCTCATACTGATATTCTTCTTCCTTGCCATTCATCGCTGCATGAATATCACAAAGAGTCATATGCCAACCATCGGTATATGTTTTTCCTGGAGCACCACATTCTTCGCATGTACGATAACTCATACTCTCTGCAAAGGTGATATACTTATAATGTGCGTCAGTTGCTGCCTGAACATAGAATCGAAGTCCACCGAACTTTTCTTTGACCTGAACCGCAACTGGAACCTTTAGAGTTTCTTCGTCAAGTTTAGTTTTGGCTTCATCAATCTGCTCTTGAGTGACAATCTTCTTACTCCATTCATTTGCTACTTGATCAACTTTATCTTTGATGTTATCATAACGACTTTTGGCTTGGCGATAATCGCTAGTCAAAAGACCACAAAGAATATCGATGATATTATACCAACCATCACCACACTCAAATCCCCAACACATTGCTGTGCGTTGCATGTTCTCATGACGATCTTTAAAGATCAGCGGATATTTTGCACAGAGTGCTTCGTCAAGTTCTTTACGCATTTTAATACCATGTCCTATGTTTTTCTGCAATATGTTCGCGACCATCATAATCATGGATTTCCCAATCCACATCATCGGGAATTGTTACAATTTTAAGATTAGAACACCAATGATTGGCTTTATCGCCAAGAGCTGCAATAGTTTCAATTAATAGTGGATCGTTTCGTTCAATGTCATGATCCCAAAAATAATTCTCATCACTCACTACACCATTTTTGTAAAATTCGCTACCAAAGGTGGTAGACATGTCATCTTTCGTAACCTTAACAAGATTAAGTTTCTTGAGTTTGCCATAGTGTTCTATGGCTTCATCGCTCAAGCCAAATCCACCAAAATCAGTGTTGATAACGATCTGCATATGTTTCTATTGCCTTTACTTTTAACATTTTATGTACAAGTTTATCTTTACACATATATGGAACTGACAGATATGGAAACTCTAAAATAAATGGACAACCATCAGTTCCCCAAGCACCAGTTTCAAGAAATTCCGCATAGTGTTTAACATGTTCTTTTTTATTGGGATTAAAAAATACTTTTTGTTTTATAATCGCATCAAGAACCATTCGGATCCTCCTTTAAACCTCTCCATCTTCCAATTTTAATTTTCTTACCATCACCATTGACCCACTTTTTACCATCCCAATCTGCATATTCTGCAAATGGCCAGTTAGGATGCTCGGGATCTTTTGCTTCGTATCTACCAACATGCACTGGTTTGATTGTTGGATCGAACCATTCTGTTTTCGTTGCTTCCTCTTCTTCATACTCAGCTTGTGCTTCAAGTTCTTCTTGTTGACTATGGTAGTAATCAACTAAACCAGTGAAGTCTTTAATATCTTCGGGAAGTGCTTCTAGTGAAGCAAGATCGGTACAGTCATACTCATAGAAATCATCCTCACCATCATTCCAGATGCCAGCGAATGCACAACCACCCTCATTATATACAGCATTAACATGCCACTCATTTTCATGCATGAATTCATACAATGCTATCGGTGGTGCCCAAGCAGTTTCAAACGAAATCCAAACAGTTTCATCATCATATCGTTCATAGTCGATAATAGAAATTTCCCATTTGGTTCCCCAATTAGTCACATTCCAACTATACCAATTATCTTCTTCAGATTCTGGTCGAGGACGCAAATATTGAAACACCTGTTGATCTTCTTTATTTTCTAATACATCAACTAGACCATCAATTTTATCTTTACTTGCAGTAATAGTTGCAGCATTATCACACCAGTTTGGCATAGCATTTCCTTTTCATTAATCTATAAGACTATTATACACGATAACTCAATTTTAGTCAAGTTGATTTTGCAATCCTAAAGTTGCAGGACTGTGGTCTAATCTGTCACCATTCTCATCTGAGTATAAAGTTGCATCCCAGTCTGTTATTGTAACAGACAAGTCATAGTGCAACAAATCATAATCGGTGAATTCAAATGTTTCTGTGTACACTCTAAATCTATATTGCCCATCTCCGCAATAAATTAACTGTCCTTGTACTCCAGTTGCAGATTTTATGTTCATATTAATACACCAAGTGAATAACTAATAATACAAGCAATAAGAATACTACAATTACATCAACTGTTTTCATCTGGATATCCTTAATTCTGCGTCTGGAGTGTCCCAGCAAGCATTACGATAACGATAGACAAAACTAACTAACCCATCATACGAACCCCATCCATTTTCAGGATTAAATTTTTTAAACTTCTCAGGATCGCTTAACAAAATGTTAAGACCCTCATCAAGCAACTCGGAGATATCTCGAGCAAACTTCAAACCTTCTTGTTCGTCTGGTCGCCAAAGAACCTGATAAAGAGTCATGCCATTGGACAACTCTACAGCCCCAGCCATCTTACCAAGATTGTGAGTGATATTCGCCTCATAAACAGAGACAGGTTGTGTCACCATCAAATCTACATCTAAACTCATTTTACTTCCTTAGAACTATCTGCGATATCTTTGTCTTCACGGATTTCGACAAATACTGGGAGAAACAAACTCTCCTCACCAGATTTGTTTTTAATCCTAGCATTGTACTTGATAGCGACAATCTTGCCCAAAATATCCTTCTCTTTATACGACTTACGATGCGTGTCATTGAATCCACTCCCCACATTAACTTTAATAATACCATCGGCAGACTCGCAGATTATTGCACCAAGCCACTCAGGTTTCTTTTTGTGTGGCTCAGTTCCAACAATTTTTAAATCACATTCGAGTTCGCCTTTGAACTTAATTTGGTGCTTTGCTCGTTTATCTTCCCAAACACCATTACCATCCTTAAGAATAATACCCTCATAACCACTTGACAAATAATCTTCAAATATTGCAGTTGCTTCTTCAATTGTTTGAACGATTGTGCTTGTAACCAACCAAACTCTTTTATCTTTTGGATTCTGTTTGGCTACCATACCTTCTAACTTTGAGAACCTTGTTGCATATACTGTATCGCTGTAGGAATCACAAAATAAAACATACGGAATCATATCCCAAACAGAAGCATGAACTTTTGCAGCTTCCTTGTCTGAGATTGTTCCCTTGTTTGCTTTGTTGAGGATACCATTACCAGTCTGACGATCTACAAACTGACAACTATCTTCATCCATTACCATTAACTCACCATCAAACACATAGTCACCACCATCAGCCATAGCAAGAAATTGTTCATCCAAATTACCAAGAAGATTAATCTCTTTACCATTACGACTGCGATATTCAACTGCTCCATCTTTGACGATAGCATTAAACCTCATACCATCCATTTTCATCTGAGCATACGCAGGAAACTTAATCTTATCAACCAACTTCTGCTCATACCCTGAACATAGCATAACTGGATATTCGCGAATCAACCCTGCCCATACAGCATTGGCAGTAGAGATTGAAACACCACACATTAAATCTTTCTTGATAATTCGCTCAATAACTTTAGCATCATCGGCAGAAACCATCTCAAGAACCTGCGTCAATTTCTCAATCGCAGCATTACCAGTTACCAAACGATTGCATAACTGATAGAGATATGGGAATGCGTCAGTCAAATTAAGATTGGTGCTAGTTGTGTTTGGTTTATACTTTGGAATCTTTCGCTGATAAAAATTAGTAAATGGATCCAAAGCAAGAGAAACAACTTGGCGAAGAACCACATCATTGACATTTTTCTTCAGCATGTCTAGTTTGAAATTGCGGGAATTATCCGCAGCCAAGTCATTAAAAAATTTATTCAGATTCATATTTTATTCCTTTGATTCTTTTGTATACCTTTTTACTTACAACTACTCTCATCTTGTACTTCGGTGTACGAAGATCTTTAGCCACATGGTTCCTCGGACGGATCGTCCCTACTTTTATCTTCATTATATAACCCCATTACTGTTTTGTGAGAAGCAGTACACATAATTTCAAATATTGTAACTTGCAACTCGTGAGGAATATTCACACCCATTTTTATCATACGATTATGCCAGTCTTCGATGGCACAAGCACACTCAAATTCAAGTTTAGAACCATAGTCCTCTTGAACAATCGGGCATTCTATTCCACCAATTTTCATATATTTGTCTCCGCCACTGCTTTACACATTTTAATAAATTCTTTTGTTGTCAAGTCATTCTTAGCAATGTTTACACATGCTGCAACAAATTGAACATTACCTTTTACATATCCCTTCTTGCTGTTTTTCCTGTCGGGAGAAACACGAAGTGGATCGTGAGTCTTATACGACATTGGTAAACCAGACAAGGAACAAACACCATTCGTTTTCTTGAGAAGTTTAGTCAGATATTCTCTGTCAACATTCATCTCTTGATTACGCTTTCTAGAACGATCCACCATTGCTCTATACATTAAATCAATAAATCGAACTGGATCTGTTTCTGCTTTCTTTCTTCGTTCTTTTGAATACTCTTTTACTTTCTCAGGATTCTTTTTTCTGTAATCACGCTGGTACTCAAGAATTTTATCTTTGTTCTTGATACGCCAATTCTTTTTGTACTCAGCTTGTTTTGCTTTATCAACCATTATGATACCACCACAAATCCAGTTGTATCTTTCTTGGCTTTACCTTTGGCTTTTAAACCAACGATAACATTTTTCTCATCTAGGAATCGCAAGTCGGTTTCATCACCATTAATTACTTTACGACCGAGATATGTTTCTGGCACTTTAGTAAAAACAGCAGCCACATTCATACCCTGAGATACAACTTTCTCCACATCGCTGTCGTTACCATCTGCTTTAGAAAATGTTAGATGATAATTCTTCAAGTGTGATACTTTACGATTGCGGACTTTGGTGTAGTCATAGAACTGCACATTTGGGAATTCCTCAATGATTCCATACTTTTCCCAAGAGATATCGCTGGTTCCATTCAAACGAAAAGCAGGTGTCAATCCCTTCTTCTCTGCTTGTTTGATTGCCAATGTAATATCTTTACGCAAGTCTTGTAAAAACTGTTCACGATTCTCAAAGAAATCTTTAGTCTTACGAATGCGAGCTTGTTGAATCACATTAGTAGTTTCGCCTTTCTTAAAGATGCCACCACGACCAGCAGTATTCAAACATGCTTTCTTGCAACCAGTAGTCGCTTTGGGGCATGTATTATAACCCGAAACATCAGCAGGTGCCAAGTGCAATACAAAGGACAAATATCCTTTTTTCTCGCCCTTCATAAGTTTTGGGTTACCAGTCGTAAACAGCTTCATAATTAGTCCTTACTTTATCAACTCAATATAACTATTATACTATATTTCCGAATTAATAGCAAGTATTTTCTCCAATGAAAAACCCCCACGCTGGGTGGGGGTTGCAGGATGGGTAATAACCCTTTAAGTTGTAGGGTTATCTCGTTTGGAACCCTTTTCTTGCTTTGGAGGTGGCTTTTTAGACTCCATCTCAGCATCAATCATCATGCGTTTCCAAGATGAAGCGAGAGAACTATCCTTGATTGAGGCAAGAATTCGTTTAGAAGTCTTGCTCATTTTAAAGTTTTTGTCTGGTTTGTTCATAATATTTTCCTTTGTCTAATTACGAATTGTCAATAATTTTAAATGCTTAAACATATTTATCCACATCCAACCGATGTCGAATTCTAATTTCTTTCTACTCAATTTTGGATTTGCTGGGTCGCCATGGTGGTTGTTATGTAGTTCTTCACCACCAATAATAATTCCCCACGGAACTATGTTAGTTGATTTATCTTTACTATCATAATTCCTATAACCATAGTAATGTCCCACACCATTCACAACACCTGCTGCCCAAAATGGAATCCATGCCATCTGAACACCCCAAAACCAAATTCCCCACCAACCAAATAACATTAAACTAATTGCTAACATTAAAACAATACCAGCATATGGAAATTTAGAATAGATGTTTCGTTCAATCCAATCGTCTGGTGTTCCAACACCGTATCTGTTAATCATGTCTTTATCTTTTGCGGATTGGATATAACAGGAAACACCAGCAAATAAAACGAACCAAATACCTTCATTGTGTGGACTATGCGGATCACCCTCTTTGTCAGAGTTCTGATGATGTTTGCGGTGGATAGCTACCCACTCTTTTGTAACCATTCCAGTTGTTAGCCATAACCAGAATCTCATAAAGTGTTCTAATGCTGGATCGAACTCTAATCCTCTATGAGTTTGACCTCTATGCAAATATACAGTTACGCAAACAATGGTGATGTGCGTCATCACCAAAAGATATATTAAAGAAAGCATTATACGAATGCCGAAAGAGCTTTAGCAGCAGCAATGATGTATCGACATGCTTGCTCGTCGCTACTCAACTCTTGTGCTGCTCTTACTTCAGCAATTTGATTGGTAAGATATTGATACTCTTCAAGTGTTAATTCTTGGTTTTCATACTGTTGGCGAAGAACAAGCAACTCGTTTGCCAATACTGCACCTGGACCACCCATTCCTGCAATTTCTCTTAATTGATCAATCATCTTCCCCTCCATGCATCAACAACTACATCAATGCGAGTTTTGTTTATTTTAAGGATACTCTCACAAAAAGTTTTGCTGTTAGATGCTTTGGCTTTACCAATTGCTTCTTCTAATTGAGCGATAGATTTTGCTTGAGGGTCGTTTCTTAATTCACTATAAACTTTTAGATGCTGTATTTTACTTTCAGCATCTGTCCAGTTTTTATCATCACATGACAACTTATTTACTGCAATTTTAGTTGAAACTAAACTGTCGAACAGTGCAGGATCATGTGGTCTTGGAAGGATGAACGAACACCCAGACAAAACCAAAAGAGAAATTAGTAGTAGTTTTTTCACTTTAATCGTTTCTACTATTTCTGTGAGTTGGATCGCCAGCTTGGAAAACAGGCATAGTAGTTGCTTCTGATAACACACTATTCATTGTTGGCATACCCATAGGTCTTGGTGGCATGCCAATTCCACCCATTGGTGATGGCATAGATGGAGGTGGGGCAGTTGGAGTTGGTGGTTTTGACCAACCAGCATTGGCAGCTGTAAGTGCAGCTTTCTGTGCATCTTTATCGCCACCTGCTAACATAATTCCTGATAGAGTACCAGTTAAAAATGTAGCAATAGGAATAATCAACTCAAAGAACTTTTGATCAATTGGAGAAATAGCATTGAGAGGTTGTGTAACAAAGATTAATGAGTATAACACAACAAACACGATACCAAACAGAGTAAGTGCTAAGCAGATACCAATAAAAAACTTCAGACGAGCCATTAACTGATCTTCAGTATACATAAAAGTCTCTGGCTGTTTTTCTTCTTTATTAAAAATATTCAAGTTCATTTGCAATTTGCTCCTGTTACTGGTGTAGTTGGTGTATTTTGCGCAATAGGTTTATTTCCATCTGGTCCCAAGCGTGGGTCGTTTTGACCCTTAAAGATGTGTTGAGGACAAGTTCTTGTCACATCACAATGCGGTAGTTTGCACATTTCTTTATCCCAATTCTTTGGGTCTTGACATGGATAACGAAATGACTCGCCACTAAAATATGCCAGTGTTAGTGGAAGTAATAATAAAATAAGTAAACCTTTGGCTAATCTCTTATCATTCATTTTTATTTTCCAATCTCATTTTTTGTATTTATTATTTTCCAGCAAGCGGATTATCCAATGCTTTCTGAATCTTAGAATCAATCTCTTTCCTCAATGTACGAACATCTTGTTCAGTCTCTCTTTGAGCTTGTTTAGATGATCTTTCAACACTCTCAACAACTCCCTCTAGACGACGGATATCATTCTTAAGGTCGTTTTTAATATCACGAGTATAGTCATTAGTTTTTGAACTATTCTCTTCAATGACTGCTAGTTTTTTATGCACTTCAGTTAAATCTGGAGTAACATACTCAGCAATCTTTTTCTTCATGCCTTGATAGTCTTTGTAAACTTCAAACACACCATATAAACCACCGAGAATAGATGATACTAGTGTAAATGCTACCATCAGTTTGGCTGGAGTAAACTCGTACCCACCAATACTTATAACTGTATCTTTGCTCGCATATTTTTTAACTGCTGCTTCAGCTTCGTCAATCTTTTTATTGACATCTTTAATTTCTTCTGTCATTTTAATTTCCTCTGTTGTATTGTAAATCTACCATTTCATTGTGTAGTCGATCAGTTCCACCAAACATTCTTAGCGTACTACGATTTTCAACATTTCTTTGATTAGTATAAACTGCATATGGTTTATATCCAGCAACATCTGGTAACATTGTCTTACCATATGAATCAAAACCAGGTGTAAATCCCATTGCTTGAATCACAACATTTTGAACTTGTTTCTGTTGTTCCATGTTGTCAGCCTTACCCATTTCATTAGCAAGGTTTTTACCTTTTTCTATTGCTTCTGCTTTTGCTGCAGCTTCTCTTCGTTCTTGGAGTGCTTGACGAGCAGTAGGTGCTGCTGGTTTATCTGATGACGCTTGAGCATTACCAGTATTTTGTGACGGAGAACTGCCTCCAGAGCCTTTCGGAGCATCATCTTTTTTATCCTCTTGTTTATTACCACCACCTTTTGGTTCGTTTTGAGCCATCTGTTGCTGTGGTGGAGGTGGCGGTGGTGCTAACTGAACTGCTGCTGGTGCGGTATTAGTTGTTGATGCTTTAGCAGTGATTGCTTTATCCACATTAGTGTCACCAGTGGCTGAAACACCAGTAGAAATAGAACCATCGGTATTAATAGTAGTGGTAACAGTATTTACTGCCACCTTAGTAGTAGATGGATCATTTGCTTTTACTGCAGCAGTATCTGATAGAGAGCCATTAACAGCATTGGCGACAGTTGAGTCAGATGATATTGGAGTCAGATACTTAATAGCATAAGCAGTTGCATATCCCTCACATTTATTTGAGAATAATGAATCTTTAATACATTCTTGATTCAAATACGCTTCCGCATATCCAGGACAAGTAGTGCTATACAATGGATTGATTGAACATTGATATGTCAGATATGCTGATGCATATCCAGGACACGCTGGGTCATACAAAGCACTAACAGTACATTGTTGAGTAAAATATGCTTGCGCATATCCAGGGCATGAAGAATTATAAAGTGGATTCGCATTACATTGCTGAGTCATATATGCTGCAGCATACCCAGGACACGATGGTGAATATAAAGGATCTGCTGTACATGGGTCGGGTGTATATACAGCATTACTATACATATTTGATATACTAGCATTTCCGAGAGTCCATGGTGACATACCAAATCCACCAAGTGTAGTTATTTGTCGGGAAGTACCAAATCTAAATTGTTTGCTGTAAGATCCAGAAGTTCCATTATCACCACCATTGTGAGTGTTAGACTGACTGTAAATAGTAGCACTATTGCTATCTGTGATAACAGTGGCAACTCCAGCATCTGAATACTGCCAACCTGTTATACAAAAACCAAACAAATCTAGAAAGGAACATGTCCTTCCAGCTACACTGTAGTCATATCCATAATTAAATCCGTGTATCATTGCGCCAGCACCAGCATTAGATAGTGCTTGATTAATAGCATATGCTTGCGATCCAGTCATCCCAGTTAGTAAATTAGTACTGGTTACTACTGTGTTATAATTTGGACATGATGGAGAATAAGCTGGATTTCCTGCGCAGGGATCAGTGGTATAGTTTAATGTAATTGATGGATTACGAACTTGTGGTCCATAATATCCAGCCCAAAATCTATTGTCTTTACCAGTAAATGCAAGTGTCAAAGAATCACCAGCGAGCATACTTTCTTGACTGCTAAAAGTTTGAGTGCCACTGAATAACTGAAAACTATTTGTTGGAGCATTGTAATCATAAATGTCAGTTCTTAAAACACTAGTACCTCTCAATAAATTTACCTGCCCAGTCAAAGTTCCAGATTGTTCACCAGAGTTATTAATATACCATGAATAATTATATCCATTAATTTTAATACCAGAGTTGGATAAATCAAGAGCATGTTGAATGGCAAATGCTTCAGCAGTAATCCTTTGTGTTGCTGTTGCAGTTGTGTATCCAAATATTAAAGTATTTGTTGTAGAATTGAATGCTGGTCCATTACCACCACCAGCAAATCCACCATTCTGTCCTGCAACAGAACCAGACCATGCACCAACTGTTGGTGTAAGGATGTTTTCAGATGTTATTGGAGTTTGTGCTTTGGCTCTTGGTGTGAGTGCGACCAAGCCAACAACCAAAAACACTAATACCCAAAATCTCATTTAGTCTTTACTCTTGACTTTTTGTGGAACTCTGTCTGGATTTGCTTCCCAAATTGCTTTGGCTTGCTCACCAATTTTACCATCTACTGGACATGGTGTTCCAGCATTCATCATTGCTGTGAATACTCTCTCATCCTGACACATAATAGCAACTGCTGCTACTTTCATTCCCATATCATATGTGGAACGAGCTAATTTTAATCTTTCGCAATTCTTATCAGTAATCGTGGTACCGAAGGAGATACCAAGAATTTGGGTTTGTGCTGCTCCTGACATTGCGACTGCGCAGACATCACTATTAATGATTGTGATTGCTGGAGCCACTGCTGTTGGAGGTGGAGATTTTACTGTTGTTGTGCTATTTGAAGTAGAGTCAGTTGTAGATCTACTAGTCGAATCAGTTACGATGGGATCAGCAGCCATCGCAGGGGACAAATACATGACAAAAAGCACCGCTGTAGCGATCTTTTTAAT